GCTGAGAACTTTCAAGAATTTCTCGGTGAAAATATTGAAGATGAGAAGATTAATTTTGATGATACTCATGAGATCGTTGACAGCTATATTGATGCTGTTGATACAGATCTTGATAAAGACAAGATTAAGATTCAAGTACGTGAACTCATGACCGAAGCACAGGCTCTGGAATTTGCATGATTATATTTAAAACTCTTCGTTATAAGAATTTCCTATCGTCTGGAAATACCTTTACCGAAATCCAATTGAATAACAGTAAGACCACTCTTGTAGTCGGTCAAAACGGTGCTGGTAAGTCTACCATGCTCGATGCTCTTTCCTTTGGCCTATTTGGTAAAGCACACAGAAATATTAATAAGATGCAACTTATAAACTCAATCAATAACAAAGGCTGTTTGGTTGAGGTAGAATTTGCTATTGGTGGTAATCAATTTAAGGTATGTCGCGGCATCAAACCGGGTATCTTTGAAATTTGGAAAAATGGTACGATGATTAATCAGTCGTCTCATGCCAAAGAATATCAAAAGATTCTCGAACAGAATATCTTGAAGTTAAATCATAAGTCATTCCACCAGGTAGTCGTACTTGGTAGCTCCTCATTTATCCCATTCATGCAACTTCCTGGTGGCCACCGACGTGAAGTGATCGAAGATCTTCTTGACATCAACGTATTTTCGAAAATGAATGTAATCCTAAAGGAAAGAAATGTTCAGTTAAAAGACAAACTCAAACAAATTGATTATAACATAGATATCGTGAAAACTAAAATTGAATCTCAAAAGAAGTATATTCGCGATATTGCTGCATTAACTGAAGAGAATCGAAAAGATTATGAATCTAGGATACACGCATCGCAGAATCTCATCGATGAATTACAGGCTGAGAATAGTGAGCTTAGCCTCGGCCTCGATGCAGATATATCAGAATCCGAACAAAGGTTACAATCTTTACAGGATAAGAAGCAGAGTCTTATGCTCAGAGGTCAAGATAGGCAATCGACTATCCGCGACCTCGAGAAGCGGATCACCTTTTTCGAAGAGAATGAGGCATGTCCCGTGTGTGACCAAACCATTTCAGACGGCCATAAACATGAGATTTTACTATCAACACAAACAGATAGGGATCGGTGGAAAGCAGAGATTAAAGAAATCGGAACTGAAGGCCAAGGAGTGGAATCGGAGATTAGTGAACAAACTAGCATACTTTCAACGCTTCGAGATCGGGTACATAAACTCACTGCCAACTCGAAAGAGATTTCGAAACTCCAAGCGACCATATCTGATTATCGGTCGCATATAGAAAAAGAAATCAGCACGGATCTCACCGAGGCTCGTGCCGATCTAGTAAAATTTGAGGATGATAGAAGTTCTGCTCTTGAAAATAAAATGAAAATTTCAGAAGAGTTTAATTACAATTCTGTCATTGTTGAAATGCTTAAAGATACTGGTATTAAGACTAAGATCATCAAACAGTATCTACCAGTAATGAATAAACTTGTAAATCAGTATTTACAAATATTAGATTTCTTTGTTCACTTTCACCTTGACGAATCATTTCAAGAGGTTATTCGTTCTCGTCATAGAGATGAATTTACCTATGACTCGTTTAGTGAGGGTGAGAAACAAAGAATTGACTTGGCTCTTCTCTTCACATGGCGACAAGTAGCCAAAATGAAAAACTCTGTTGCAACTAATCTACTATTATTGGATGAAACATTTGATTCATCACTTGACCATGATGGTGTGGAAAATCTACTTAAGATTCTCTATACACTTGGTGATGATACAAACGTGTTTGTCATTTCTCATAAGGGTGAAATTCTAGATGGTAAGTTCAATAATAAACTTGAATTTGTAAAAGAAAAGAACTTTAGTAAGATGAAAAGTAGTGTACAAGCTAACGAACTTGTGTTATAATATACATAATAAATCTTTTGGAGAAACAATATGGAACTAAGTGAAAACACCCTTGATGTCCTAAAAAACTTTTCTGGCATCAATCAAAATATGATGATCAAACAAGGTAATACAATTAAAACCATTTCAGAAGCTCGTAATGTATTGGCAACTGCAGTTGTTTCTGAAGAGTTTCCTCAGGATCTAGGCATCTATGATCTTAATGAGTTTATTGGTGTACTTAGTTTGGTTGATGGACCTAGACTAAAATTTACGGATGAATATGTTACTGTTGCTGATTCAACTGGTAGATCAAAAGTAAAATACTTTTTCTCACCAGAAGAAACTTTAACTGCTCCATCCAAAGATATTAACATGCCGGAAACGGAAGTTAAATTTGTTCTTACTAATGAAACACTAAATCGTATCAAAAAGGCTGCATCCACTTTAGGTCATGATGAAGTGTCAATTACTGGTAAGGATGGTGCTATTAATTTATCAGTAATTGATAGCCAAAACTCAACCTCAAATGCATTTTCGATCGACATTGAAGGTGAGTTTCCGGAAACAAACTTTAAGTTTATTCTTGGTATTTCCAATCTTAAAATTCTCACCGGAGATTATGATGTTGAAATCTCATCTAAATTAATAAGTTGTTTCAAACACAAAACCGTTAACGTAAAATATTGGATTGCACTCGAAAAGACATCAACCTTCGGAGGATAAATTATGTCAGATAAAGAACCAGATAAATATGATCATCTTTGTACACTTGCCAATCAAGTGTCACGCTCATCAATAGCTGTAATTGATGCCATGTCACAGCGTGGTGCGGTTAAAGGTGAGGAAATGTCGACACTTGGTAAACTACGTGATGATGCCGTACAGGTTATTCAAGTTGTTGAAAACATTCAACAAGAAAAAGCAATGGAGGATGAATAAGATATTTACAAACCTATGAATATGTGATATAATTATTTTTTGTTATGAGGATTGTAAATGTCTAATGATTTCCTGTGGGTCGAAAAATATCGGCCTCGTACTATTGCTGATGCCATCTTACCTGATGGCTTAAAACAGACTTTCCAAAGGATGGTAGATACCGGTGAATTGCCAAATATGCTTTTCACCGGCACTGCTGGTCTAGGTAAAACAACTGTAGCAAGAGCACTGTGTAATGCTCTTGCTTTAGACCATATTGTAATTAATGGTTCTGAGGAAGGTAATATTGATACACTTAGAACCAAAATAAAACAATTTGCCTCAACTGTATCACTGCAAGGTGGCTATAAAGTAGTTATTCTAGATGAGGCTGATTATCTAAATCCACAATCATTTCAACCGGCCTTGCGTGGATTTATTGAAGAGTTTTCAAATAATTGCCGCTTTATTCTTACATGCAATTTTAAAAATAGGATAATTGAACCACTGCACTCAAGGTGTGGTGTATATGAGTTTAATACTTCTAAAAAGGAAATGGCACAACTCATGGCTGGCTTCATGGATCGTGTCACTAATATTTTGGAACTAGAAAAAATTCAATGTGATAAAAATATACTAGCAGAACTTATTCTAAAATTTGCACCAGATTGGCGCAGAGTTCTAAATGAATTGCAAAGATATAGTGTTGGATCAAATAGTATTGATTCCGGCATTCTAATAAACTTATCAGATAAAAATTATGATGATCTATTTGTGCATCTTAAGTCTAAGGACTTTAAAAAAATGCGTCAGTGGGTTGTTAATAATATTGATACCGATGCATCTGCTATTTTTAGAGCAATGTATGATCGAATGAGTAATAAGGTTGACGCACAATCAATTCCTCAATTAGTTATTATACTTGCCGATTATCAATATAAAAATGCTTTTGTTGCAGATCACGAGCTTAATGTTGTTGCATGTCTTACTGAGGTAATGGCCAATGTCAAATTTACCTAGATTAACACTTTATACACAGACGAATTGTGTTTTTTGTGAGATTATGAAATCCAAACTTGATGATTGGGGTTACAAATACGATATAGTCAATATACAAATTCGGACTGAGGCAAAATCATTTATGAAAATTGCTGGGCACAAAACTGTACCACAACTTTATTGGAATAATACTCATTTAAATAAGGTGAATACAAATGAATTTACTAAAAAACATCTAGAAGAGGCATTAAATCTGGATGATTATGCTGGAGGTGTAGAATATTGGGGATCATAAAATTTTTAAAATCAGATCCTCATAATGAGTTATCGGATCTTGAGGTACGAAAAGAAATAACCACTCTTCTTATAACTTTTATCATTGCCTTTTTTGCCGGATTGTTTACTAGTTTTTCTGGAACTATGATCATAGGTATAATCACATATTGTTTTTTTAGATACATGCAAAGACCATGGAGCGACTAATGAATCCGTTTGATTATTTGAATGCAATTAATGATACCAAAAAAGATATCATGATTGACGATATTGCCGAAAAAGGTTACTCGCCATTTATGATTAATCGAGGTCTTTCTTACTTTAATGATACTGTTTTATTTGCAAATGAAATGAACAAATACCACCATCTAGACCATAGGCTACAATTTGATTTTCTTATAAATATAATTCGTAAGCGTAAAAGGTTTTCTAAATGGATTAAACCTGAAATCGCTAGTGATGTGGAAGTAGTTAAGGAATATTATGGCTATAGTAATGAAAAAGCCCGCCAAGCCTTATCTCTTCTCACATCTGAACAGATTAATGAATTGAGAAAAAAGGTTTATAAAGGTGGAAGAAAATAATAATAATATTGTCGAATGGACACCGGCTTCAATGCTGGAAATAACATTGAACGAGCCTGATGATTTCCTAAAAGTTAGAGAAACACTTACGCGTATTGGTGTAGCATCTCGTAAAGATAAAAAACTATTTCAATCATGCCATATTCTACACAAGCAAGGTAGATATTTTATTGTGCATTTTAAGGAACTATTTTTACTAGATGGTAAAAAATCAAATTTGGAAGAAAATGATCTAGCGCGAAGAAATACAATAGCACAGCTTATGTCTGATTGGGGTTTAATTACCATTGAATCTGCTAGTAAAGCAGAACCATTAGCACCAATGAGACAAATTAAGATTATTCCTTATAAGGAAAAAAATAGCTGGGAGTTATGCCCAAAATATAATATTGGAAATAAATAATTTTGGTATTTACTTTTCGAAAAAAGTAATTATATATAGATTAGAGATGCCGGTAGTCGGGTCTCATTTTTAACCTTGCATAAGTCATGGAGGTACATATGACTGGAACATTCGCTTTTCCGCGAAACGCATTTCTTGGTTTCGACCACATCTTTGATCAGCTTGAGAATATCCATAAGCAATCAAAGGATACCTATCCACCACATAACGTAGTAAAGGAAGACGATTTAAAGTATTCCTTAGAGCTGGCTGTGGCTGGATTTAAACAAGAACATATTGATATTGAGGTAAAAGACCATGTCCTTTACATCAAAGGCGATCGTCCTCAAAGGCGTGAACAAGATAAGTATGTTCATAAAGGTATTAGTGCTCGTAATTGGAATAAGTCATTTAGACTGTCGGAATATACCGAAGTAACTGGAGCAGATCTAACGGATGGAATCTTGACTGTCAATTTAGAAGTCGTCCTTCCAGAAGAAAAGCAGCCTCGTAAAATTTCAATCACGAAAAACGAGGAATTATTAAATGACCGCAATCGTACTAAAAAGCTTAAAACTACCTAAATTTCTTTTCGCAACCTGGATTATTGGACATCTTACAGCAGTAGGAAAGGCTATTCGGACTTCAAGACAATGTTCAGCAAATGAAGTTATTGCTAGACAATTACTTCATGAATATCCAAATCATACTTATCATAGTCTCTTAGCAGAATTGAATCGCACAACAATTCAAGGAGAATATAATGATAAATAATCTTTGGAAGTATTTCTTTAAGAAGGCTGGTTGCTCACCTGATTCAATTTGGGAAGTAGAAAAGTTACTTAACGCTCAGGTAAACAGGATCAACTAATATGTGGCCCTATACTGAGGATGAGGCAGATTTTTTAAATGGCAAATAAGCCTAACGAAAATTTTAAATTAAACACTAAAGATATAGAGCTGATTGAGACGGCTCTATATCTACTACAAGCTACTGTAGATGAAAAGACCAAGTATGAAATACAAGATATTCGTGCAAAAATATTTCATCAAAAAAATTGGTACAGACCAAAAAAACATTATGTTAGTGGTTAATTAATAAAAAACAGGAGAATAGCGATGAAGGGTACCGAACGTCAATGTAAAAAATGTCAACATAGGTGCCATTGCTATTCTCCAGATTGTCCTGAGTGTCATAATGATGTATGTATTCAATGTCATTGTGACAAACCAAACATAAAAGATATACCTGATTCATTTGTAAAAGGGAACACATAAAATGAATATTGAACAATTACGTGAAGAGATCTCTATAGATGAAGGAGTAAAATATGAAATATACCTTGATCATCTCGGTCTCCCTACTTTTGGCATTGGTCATTTGGTTAGGGATGACGATCCTGAGTTTGGACAACCAGTTGGCACAGCTGTCAGCGAGGACAGAGTCAACGAGTGTTTCGATAAAGACGTTGAAATTGTTATCAACGACTGTAGACAATTATACGAAGACTTCGATGATTTGCCA